TAATCTAATACTATGAAAAACACATTGCAAAGGTACGGATTTGTGGAAGTTATGCAAATTATGAGCCTTTGTTCAGCCATCTTATAACATGGTTTAGCAAGTGGATATATATGTTAACCATTAACGTAATAGATTTATAAAATTAACAAATAGCCAATGGATAGAAATGAAAATGTCTGGACTGATGCGAAATGTGCAGCCCTTCGAGTTGAGTTCCTTACCAGTTGTGAGGAACTCTTTTTGTATGCAAAAGCCATCTATTCCGCTATGATGTGGGGTAGGGAGGTGAACGAGAAAAATCGGGTTATTCAGGAAAAGGATAAGTCTGTTAAATAAAAGAAAGAGCCAACCCACGCACGACCATGAATCAGCTCCTCACACGATTATGATGCAAATATACTATTTACTTTTAAAATAATCGTGTTATGGAGTTGGATTTTAACAAAATAATTCGTCTTAAAAAGATTCGTATCGAGAAATCAGAACTTTCAGAGGAAGAAAATGCCTTGACCGCCCCGGTTCTGAAAGACAAAAGCCTTATCCATGAAATCTACAAAATATTTGCTGAGTTACTGAATGAGAGAGGATGTCCACCGAATATTGACAGTGTTACCCAGCGGAAGAAGTTCATCTTCATTATCCTGTATCTGTTTTCTCCAAGCTCGCTTGCTGGTGGAAAAATGACAGCAGGGTTACGTCCAGAAATAGCAAAGGTTCTTGGAGTTCAATCAGAATGTACCATTTCCGACAACTGCGCTGATGTCGTGTTTCTCTATCAGAATTATGGGGATTTTAGTGGGGATATAGAGTATCTTTACACCGAAATCGTAAATCGGTTAAAAATCAAAGGGCTAATCAATTGAAAGCCGGAGTTTAGTGCTCCGGCTTTATCTTTTTCATAACCTCCTTTTTAAACTTGTTAAAATTATCTCTATTTGAATTGAAATTATGCTCGTATTTTTTACGAATATGCGCAATCTCTTCAAGAGAAATTTTTCCATTAGTTTGTTTTAAAAAATCTCTTTCTTCTTTTTCAAATTCTTCACTAAATAATCCCATATTATACCTCCTTTTTTAATTTAGTTTTTCGTTCCAATTCTCCCCTTCTAATAATACAAATAGCATTTTCATAGGGCTCTTCTGTTTTCTGCCAATAATTCAGCAGTGATTGTCGAGCTATTCCTAATTCTTGGCTTGTATAGTTGTCATACATAGCCGATGGCGAACCGAAATACCTATGCAATCCGGTAGCCTTAATTTCTAAGTGTATTACTCCTTTTGCTTCCATGATGCAAAAATACTTATTTATTAGTATGTATTATAAATAATACTGTAATTTATGATTTGTTAACGTGTAAATAGTATTTTGTATTATAAATAATACTATTTTTGTATCATCAAACAAGAAGTAATAACAATTAAAAGATATACGATTATGGCAGCATCAGTAATTAAACAAAGAACAATAGAGAAGTTCATCATGTCAGAGTTTGTACAAGGCAATTTGAACACAAAAGAACAAGTAAGCTGTATGCTCATTTTGATTCAAAAGAAGCTGGGTATGTCAGTAGAGCAAGCAAGTGACTTTATGAGAAACACAATTGGTATTAACGCTTAAATATACGATCATGGCAACAAAGAAGATTGATGAAAAGAAAACATTGAAGTATGCAGTAGCATTCTACTTCTGTACATCAGGTAAGATAAACTTCATGTTAGGCAATAAAATGTATCAGCATATAAATACTGTTTATGACCAAAGAGAAGATGGCAGAGGCTTCAATACCTGTGAAGTTGTTTATAACTACAAGGCTCAAAAGTACGAGGTTCTGAATGTAGATACAGAGATAGGCAACAAAGAGATTACGGTATTAAATAATTAATCAGCAGGGCGAAAGCCCTGCGTAATATAGAAGATTATGAAGCGATATTATTTTGAACTGTTAGATGATGATTATAATGATTTGGGTGCATTGATACCGGACGGCAGTAGTAAGAAAACCGCTGTTAATCGTGCGAAAAGATGGATGGTTGATAACAATATTCAGTCTGCCCAATTAAGCGTAAATAGCATGATTACTGACAATATTTTGGATATAATAAGCATAGAAATAGCATAAGTTTTAATCCGGTAGCCTTTGGGCTACCACAATACACACGATTATGGAAGCGGATTTAGTTTTAGTTATCAGCCCCGAAGCCCCACTGATGAAACAACTGGGCAAAGTATTGGGTAAGCTATGTACACCATATGACTTTTCTACTATAGAGAGGGGTGAAAAGTACATCACCATACAGCATGATGAAACAGGGCTTGTAGTGGCTTATACGAGTGAAAAAAGATTGAATGCAAAACATTAAATATAGTGATTATGAACTCAATAAATGAAAACGGTTGCAGCGTATGCCAACCCGGTAAAGAGAGTTATTGTACCTACAACACCAGGTTGAGAGGAAAAAGAGTGAGAATGTACCAGTACGACTACCGTACTGATAGCGGTGAACTTTTTTCTTGTTGTGCGCCTACCTTAGAGGCGTGTAGAGAAAGACGGGATAAATGGCTTAGTTCACGACAATAAGCCGGTTGTCGTGTATAACGATTGAAGATATTTCGTTATCTTTGGTTGTGGTAGTATCTTTGGGGTACTATCGCGGAATGGAGCAGTTGGTTAGCTTACCGCTTTGACTTGGCGGTGGTCACAGGTTCGAGTCCTGTTTCCGCAACTATGAATATTAATTAAAAAAATGACACGATTATGAACATTTTAACGCTTAGTATTAAGCAAAAGTTTTTTGATGAGATTCTTTCTGGTAAAAAAGATTTTGAGAGGCGAGAAATAAAGCCAAGTAATGTTGAAAATTACGTTTCTTTTATCGTTGATGGTAAAGAATATGAGAGAGAAGAAGATATTCCAGATGGTGATTCAGAAGTAATGGTTAAAGCTAAATCGTATGATAAGCTTAAACTGGTTACAGGCGAATATAAAGGTAAACGCCCATATCTTATCGTTGAAGTAAAAGATGCTCGTGTGGAGTTTCTATTTGATGAAAACGGTGATTTTATCACTGGAACAGAAAAAGGTAAAGAATACGCCATAGCGCATATAGTGTTTGAGTTAGGCAATATAGTAGAAATATTTAAAGGTGAAAAATAGGCTGAGTCGGAGAAATTAAAAGAAGAATCAATCGTACCACAGGTATTAGTAACCGTGGGCGTAGGGTAAATGCCGGTAAAGCGGCAGTAGGTCATCAATCAGGGTTCGGAACAAGGGCGCAAAAGCGTTCTGACCTTGTTGCTGCATTTGGAGGTGATTAATGAACGCCTTGATTATGCAGAAAACGAAAGAAACAATATTGCACGCATCACAGAAAAGTGATACGGCGATATTGTTTTTTTCTGCGACTGGCAAAGATAGCATTGTCTTGTTACATTTGCTTCAAAGTCAGTTTAAAAAGGTTGTATGTTGCTTTTTGTACCATGTGAAAGGGCTGAATATAGTAGAACCTTTCTTTAATTGGGCACGCTCTTATGGAAATGTCGAGGTAGTTCAGTTGCCTCATACTGATTTATACAACTTCAAAATGCAAGGTTTATTAAGTGTGAAGCATCTCGATGGGCTAAAAAGGTTGAAGCTACGTGATATTGAAGACTATCTAAAAATTAAGTATCAAACTAAAGTTGTCGTATATGGAATGAAGATATCTGATTCTTTCGCCCGTAGAGGCATGTTTAACAAAGCCGCCAAGTCAGATATTCATTTTGATTATGAAAAGTATTATCCCATCGTGAACTGGACTAATAAAGATTGTCTTTCGTATATCAAGTTGCATAAACTACCGGAACCGCTGAAGCTTGGGAGTAAAAGAGGTAGTTCGGGTATTAATTTCCGCCCTGAAACAATATTGTACATTAAAGAACATTATCCGGAAGATTACAAGAAGATTATCAAAGAATTTAATTTAATAGAAGCCAAGTATGGAGGAAGTTAGTAAATATCAGAAATTTGAAACTGCTACTATTAATCGTGGGCAAATTAAAAATGCAGAATATAATCCTCGTAGAATTTCAGATTCCGCTAAGAAGAAATTGAAAGATAATATAAAACGAGTGGGACTTCTTGATACTATTGTGGTGAATAAAAACACGATGAATATAGTGTCAGGGCATCAGCGTATATCTATCCTTGATTCGCTTGAAAGGAAAAAGGACTATAACCTAACAGTTGCTATGGTAGATTTGTCCGAGAAAGAAGAAAAGGAACAAAATATATTTTTCAACAATACAAAAGTTCAGGGTGAATTTGATACTGATATTTTGGCTTCAATGTTGAGTGATATAGATTTCGAGTGCGCGGGTCTTGATATTAACGATGTTGGTATTTTAGGGGTTGAAGTAGATTTACCCTCGATAGAAGAACCAAGCGAAGCAGATAAGGAGGTTATGAAGTTGAATAACGAAATTTACGACAATAAACGTGAGATGCGAAAAGCTGTAATGAACCATTCTCAAACAAAGAATGAAGAATCAGTAGATACATTTGTAGTTCTTACTTTCAGTAACCAAAGTAATAAAGAAGTGTTTTTGCAACGGTTCGGATTTAGACCGCAAGAAAAGTATATCAAAGGTGAAGTTTTATCGGATATGGTAGAGAGAGTAGATTAATATGGCAAAGCCGAAGTTTGACTTTAAAGACCCCCATAATCTCATTCGTATAGAAGGATGGGCGAGAGATGGATTAGACGATAAGCAAATTGCTGCAAACATCGGCTACAATGAAACGTATTTCTCTGAATTGAAAGGTAAAATCCCCGAATTATCCAAAGCATTAAAAAACGGGCGTGCGCCTCTTGAGTTGAAAGTAGAAAACACTCTTTACACGAAAGCTACCGGAATGAAAGTAAAAGTCCAGCAGGCTATCAAGGTGAAAGATGTTTATTACGATGAAAATGGTAGGCGGTGTGAAAATGAAAGGATAGAAATTGTGGAATTAGAACAAGAGATTCCTCCTGACACAACGGCTGGTATCTTTTGGCTTAAAAATCGCAAGCCTGAACAATGGAATAAACCAGCTCCAAGAATTGATGAAGATGCTGATATTCCAACAGACATAGAGCACGGCATCAACATTGATTCCTGGATTAAAGACAAGCTAAAATGATAGTACCTCAAGAAATTTACCATCCATTATATGAGGATAAGGAAAAATTTATAATTCTTATCACCGGTGGGCGCGGTAGCGGAAAGTCTTTCAATGCTTCTACCTTTATTGAGCGGTTGACTTTTGAAATGACTCCCGTAGAGAAGATAGTTCATCAGATTCTTTACACCCGTTACACGATGGTTTCTGCCGGTATGTCTATCATCCCCGAAATGATGGAGAAGATAGATTTGGACGGTACCACGAAATATTTCAAGACCACAAAGACGGATATAGTCAATAAGATGACTAAGAGCCGTATAATGTTCCGAGGCATCAAGACTTCTTCCGGGAATCAGACAGCCAAATTAAAATCCATTCAGGGCATTACGACTTTCGTCTGTGATGAAGCGGAAGAGTGGACAAGCGAAGATGAGTTCGACAAGATAATGCTCTCCATTCGCAAGAAGGGTATTCAGAACCGGATTATCATTATAATGAACCCATGCGATTCCAATCACTTCATCTACAAGAAATACATTGAGAAAACTCACAAGCTGGTAGAGATTGACGGTGTGCAGGTTCAGATTTCCACTCATCCGAATGTGCTCCATATCCATACTACGTATTTTGATAACTTGGATAACCTTTCTCCTGAGTTCCTGAAAGAGGTGGAAGATATGAAGGTGAGTAATCCTGAAAAGTATGCTCATGTGGTTATCGGTCGCTGGGCTGACGTTGCAGAAGGTGCTGTGTTCAAGAAGTGGGGAATTGTTGACGAGTTCCCGGCTTGGGCAAAGAAAATTGCTTTCGGGCAAGACTTCGGTTATACGCATGACCCGTCTGCTTCCATTCGTTGTGGTATCGTTGATAACGCCCTTTACTTGGATGAAGTGGATTACCGTACTGGATTGCTTTCTTCTGACATCATCAAGACTCTTCGCCCGTGGGGATTGAAAGTCATTGCTGACAGCGCAGATCCACGTTTGATTCAAGAGATACACAACGGAGGAATCAAGATATATGCCGTAGAGAAAGGTGCAGGCTCTATCAATGCCGGAATTGACAAAATGAAAGATATGGAGATTTATATAACCAAACGCTCGTACAACTTACAAAGCGAGTTCAGAAAGTATGTTTGGGCAAAGGATAAGGACGGGAACTATATCAACGAACCGGAAGACCATGACAATCACGGAATAGATGCTGTACGTTACTATGTATTGGGTGAGCTTCTTGGTAAGATTCAGAAGCCGAAAGATTTAACAGGAATATTTACTCACTAAAATTATAGATTATGCCATTGAATTTAGAAGAAATATTAGCACTCCCTGACATCGGGCAGAAGATAAACTATCTGAAGAAAGGTAGGAAAACTGAACTTCCCGACCGTTGCAAACTTTGGGATGATTGGAATCCGGAACGCCATGAAATCATGGTTGACAAAAAGAAGTATCCGGACAGAAAAGTACTTGATAAGGAATCCGAAAAAGTTTTCGATGAAAAAACTGGTAAGACTTATGAAATCGAAGCAAAGTATAAGACTGAACCGGTGAACCGTATTTCTATTCCATTGGAACAAGATATAGTGAACATTCAAACTGCTTTCACGGTCGGCACAGAACCGTCTATGGATTGCACTCCGACTGATGATGATGAAAAGAAGCTGCTGGATGCGGTAAAGGCTGTATTTAAATCCAACAAAATCAAATACCAAAACAAGAAGATTGTCCGTGCCTGGCTCTCCGAACAAGAAGCGGCAGAATATTGGTATGTTACCGATGATGATTCGTTTTGGGCAAAGTTTTGGAAGAAAGTTAAGACTACGTTCGGTGGCAAGGTCAAGCCCACCAAGAAACTGAAAAGCGTGTTATGGTCTCCGTTCCGTGGGGATAAGCTTTATCCGTTCTTCAATGATGAAGGTAAGATGATTGCTTTCTCACGTGAGTACAAGAAGAAGCTCATGGATGATTCGGAGATAACTTGCTTTATGACTATCACTGATAAGATGGTCTATCAGTGGGATTTATCTAAAGGGTATGAAGAAAGAACGCCTTTTACTCATGGATTCCCCAAACTACCGGTTATCTATGCCTACCGGCCAGAGGAATATTGCAGGAAGATTAAGACCTTCCGTGTACGACTTGAGAAGCTGTTATCCAACTATGCCGATTGTATCGACTACCATTTCTTCCCATTGCTGAAGTTGATTGGTGATGTTGAAGGCTTCATGGGAAAGATTAAAGACAGGATGGTTAAACTCACCGGGCAAGGTGCCGATGCCCAATACCTAACGTGGAACCAAGCAAATGATACCGTAAAATTTGAGGTAGAAACCCTCTTTGAGAAAGCATATTCTATGACGAATACACCACAAATCAGTTTTGAAAAGTTGAGCGGTGCTGGAAATGCCTTGTCCGGAGTGGCTTTCGATTACGTGTTTCTTTCGACACATTTGCAAGTTCAAAATCATGCCGAGGTGATAGGTGAGTTCTTGCAAAGGCGTGTGAACTTCATAGTCTCTGCTTTAGGCTCTATAAATCCATCTGAATTTAACAAAGCATCTGAAACGATAGATATTAGTACAGAAGTTGTTCCGTATCGCCTTGACAATTTAGAAGATAAAGTCAATGTAGCTGTAAAAGCTGTATCGGGTGGTGTATGGTCGCAACGACATGGAGTAATGTTCGCTGGAAATATTGACCGCATCGAAGAAGAAATCGCAGAGATAAAAGAAGAACAAGAAGAAAAAAGAAACGCTGAAATGCAGAAACAAAGCATAAAGAAAGGGGAGTGAAATCACTCCTCTTTGTATCTCCATTGATAGCCCTTGTGCTTCTTTATTTTCCCATTACAGCACATTGAAATGCCCGAATGGTGCGCACCAGTTGCGCGTGTCGCTTCATTCAAACTATCAAATGAATTTATAATTTTGCCGTCTTTTAATTGTAGAACAGCTCGTGAATTATGGTGGTTTTTGCCAGTCTTTTGCTTTCTACCAAGAACCCTATATGCGTGTAGTAAGTTTTCACCATCAGTAACCCATTCAAGATTAGTAACGCAATTATTGGTTTTATCACCGTCTATGTGGTTTACTTGTGGTAGGTTTTGCGGATTAGGTATAAAAGCATTTGCGACCAAGCGATGAACTTTAAATATGCGCTTTCTGCACCATACATTCAAATACCCCTTTTTGCTTTTTATGGGTATTAAAATGCGTCCATCTCTAAACCAATATCCTTTACCGTTCCAGCATTTCTTTGGCAAGGATTTTACCCTACCTAAATTTGATACTTGATAATCGTCTTCGTACCCTTCAATGTCTTTCCAAATTTCGTCCATACTTATTTCATTTAAGAGTGAATAATAAAGGCAGCCTTTAAAGTCGTGCAAAGACTGCCTTTGGATAATCGTGTTATCTCATAAGATTTGATATTGAAATAAGCCTTTCAATTAGCGTATCTTCTGATTCTTTAGTCATGCCTGTAATCATATAGCGTTTACAAGCTCTGAATGTCATTACAAAAACATCACGTTCTATTGGTTTATACTTTGTCATGAAAGCGTCCATACGTGGCGTATCAAATTGCCATAAATATTTGTATTGTTCATCTGTCAAACAATGTGTATTTATCTTTAAGCCATTCATGTAGAACTTGTTTTTAAAACGCACCAATCCGTTTCGTACCGATAAATGAGAGTTGTTAAATCCTTTATTAAATATTATTGCAGAAGCTATTTTTATCAGCTCAAGAAATGCCACTTCTGTAAATGGTAGATATGGTTGCACCTTTTCAGATATACTTCTTAATTGGCAGAACTGCTTACCTGTTAAGCAGGTTATATAGTTGCCATAGGGGTCTTTTCTCATAATCAAGCTATCTTTATAAGGTTGCACTTCTTGAAACATCTATACTCTTCTTTTTCAGTGTCCCAGTACACTTGCAGATTGTCATTCGGCTTTCTGCCAGTACCCTTTATCTCACCGATAAGATTCTCTTTGAGAGTGCCAAAGGCTTGACGTAACGTGCCGTCAGTCTTTTTGAAGTAAAACTCTACTATCTTCACTTTCAAAGCTGCTTTCAGCTTAAAATTAGCCCATGCGCATTTTAACGCTTCACTCATTGAATAACCGTTCTTGCGAACAAAAGACCATGCCATTTGCATCACTTCTTTCATCTGACTTTTAAATTTTGTGCTCATACTCTTATATTTTATGTGTTATATAATATATTCTATTTTTATGCATACAAATATAGACTATATTATATAATTGACAATAATATCACTGTTAATAAAATATAATACGATATATTTTTATAAGGCGAAATTAGATTATAATATATAATGTGTATATTTGCGCCTGAAATCAAACTTATAATATATTATATATGGATTTACGAGTGAAGGAAGTATGCAAAGAGAAAGGTGTTACTCTTGCGGAAGTAGCATCTAAAATAGGTGTGGCTCAAGCGAGCCTTTCTAAAATGTTGGGAGGAAACCCTACTATTGGTACATTAGAAAAAATAGCTGATGCTTTGGGAGTGCCGGTTACTGAACTATTTGAAAAGTCAAACACTGGAGATATAGTAGGCTTTGTTAAAGTAGGCGATACCGTACATGAGGTGAAGTCTGCGGAGGATGTGAAGGATTTAGCTGGAAAATTATAATCTCTAATTATTAACCTTTATGAGTGATAAAGAAAGTATTGCTACAAAAATAATAGAAGCTGGTGGTAGTTTATCTGTAAAGAGTGCTTTAAATCCTATACTATGGCTGTGCGTAATGATTGACGTACCTTGTTTTATTCTTATTGGGATATTAAATCCCCCACCTACATGGTTGATAGTATTAACATTAGCTCCTGTTTGTGTTGCTTTATTTGGTTTCTTATTTTTACTATTTGTTGATCGTGATAAACTTCAATCGGAGGAATATCAGTTAAAGAAACGTTCTATGGAAATGTTTCAACAGAAAGGTGATTCAGAACCTACGTTGATTACAAGCGAATCAATGCTTGAATTGGAAGCTCCTGATGAATTAAGTGAGAATAAGTTAATAACAGATAAAAATAATTCTGCAAGATGAGGAAAGCATATTTATTAGTATACTCTGATAAAAATATCACAAGGGAACAAATAACTAAGTTTATGAACGAAAGTGATGTAATAATAACATGGAGGTATGATATGCCCAATAGTTATTATTTTATATCAGAAGAAAGTGCGAAAGATGTATCTATGGCTTTGAGAGAATCCTTATTTGAATTTCGACATATTATAGTTGAAATTGAAGACAATTATTGGGGATGGCTACCTAATGATACTTGGTATTTGATTAAAAATAAACGACTGAAAAAAAAGTGATGATTTGAACGACAAGGTTTCTACTGCCGTTTCCGCTGTCAGTGGTGGAATTTGGTCAACCCGTGAAGGTATCATGTTTGCCGGGAATGCTGATAGGGTAGAAGAGGAGCTTGCAGAAATCAAGGAGGAGCAAGCGGCAAAGAATGAGCAAATCGGAAATAAGGGACAGAAAAATGCCTCTTAGTCAGAAAAATTATAGGGATTATAATTTTAGTACAAGAAAAATAGAATATTTTGCGGCAACATCAAAGAATTGCCGCTAATTTTTTGCTTGAATAGTTGTAGGTAATTAAATAATTACCTATATTTGTAGGGTAATCAATAGAGAAAGGTATGCCAACGATATTTATTTTATTTGGTTTTCGTTTTATGTTTTACGCTAATGACCATGAGCCTATACATGTTCATGTAATCAAAGGGGATGTAAGTGCTAAATTCACTTTATTTCCAGTTACATTAATCAAAAATAATGGCTTGAAGTCATCTGAACTGAAACTTGTAGAATCAGTTATAGAAGAAAATCAAGAAGTAATAGCAGAGCATTGGAATAAATTTTTTAATAAATCAAAATAAGTGGTTATGGAAAATATCATAGTTGAAAAGGTATGGTTGACTGATACGGAGGTATGGATACGTACCACTGACGGGAAGGAGGCATGTGAGAAGTTTTCAGATTTCCAAAGGCTGAAATGGGCTACTCCTGCGCAGCGCGCAAATTTCACAACGAGCCATGACGGAATACATTGGAGAGAGCTTGATGAAGATTTGAGTTTTGAGGGATTCTTTCGGGAAAGGAAATCTAATCCTCTTTATGATTTATTTATAGCTCATCCTGAATTGAATGCTGCTGCCATAGCACGACGTTTAGGTATTTCTCAGAGTTTGTTTGCTCAATATGTAAGCGGAACAAAGAAGCCGTCTAAGAAACGTTTTGAAGATATTATAGAAACAATACGTTCAGTAGGGCGTGAATTAATGGCTGTACCGGCATAAGTTACAATACTTTATTTAGGCGTGATTCCATTCGGTTTCACGCTATGATAAAGCCGGAGAAATCCGGCTTTTATGATTCTTTGAATGTTACTTTAAATTGTACCATGCTTGTATCTACTTGGCTTGCTGTTCTTCCAGTAACATAAATATTTTGTATTTCTGGAACATTTTGTTTCAGAAAAGGCAATACCATATTAGCGATTATATTTGCACTCATTTTTTGTGGTGGATTGCAGCATATTTGATTGAATCCACTCAAATTTTCTTTGGTTAATCTTCCTGATAGGAAATTTTTACCATCATAATATATTGTAGCCATATTTCTATCCTTCTATCATGCTTTTTAAAATTTTCAAAGATTGTGTAAGGTCGGTTTCAACGAATCCATGTCGAAATAATCCACTTGCACTACCTTCATTTAAGGTGAGGTATAGTTCTTTATCTAAGTTTTGTGCATATGTTCTAACTTGATTTTCAATAATTTTCTTTTGATTATTATTTGCGAAATAATACTCATTATACTTTTCATTTAGATAGTTGAATATACCTTGTAGCTCTTCTCTATTCATATTATTACCTCCTATATTTATTTGTTTATAAATTTTCCGCTAACTTCTTAATATCCTCCTTGCTCGTAACCTTGTGGATGGTTCCGTCTAATTCGATGTAGCCATTTATGTTGGTCGGTTCCTCAAATAGTTCGGTTATTTTCACATTTAAGGCCCTGGCAATTTTCTCCAAAGTATCTTTGGTTGGATTACCATTGATTGCCTTAGATAACCCCACGGCTGATAACCCTATTCTTTCTGCTAACTCTTTTTGAGTTATTCCTACTTGTTTGCAGATATCCAATATTCGTAACTTCATAATTATACTTATAGTTTATTCCTTGCAAATATATGAAATTATAGTATTAGTTGTTATTCTTTGGATGAAAATATACTATGTGTATATTGAATTAGCTTTTATTAACTGTGTAATATTTGTTTGTGTTATATTTATAGTTATGTTTGTATCGTAATGATAAAACTAAATGTTTAACGATTAGCATACATATAATTATGAAACGCTACAATTTATCTCAAATCATGAAAGACGCTCACAGCTTCTTTAGAAGTAATTCAAGAATGGGTAGAACCTTTGGCGAATGTTTGAAACTCGCCTGGGACTGGGCTAAAGATGCAATCAAGTGTAGAGAAGAACGTGAGGCTAAGATAAAAGCTATGGTAGCTAATCAGAAGCCCGTAGAACACACTTCTCAGATTGAGGGTAGACTTACTTGGTCTGACTGCTACAATGCGAATAGTAAAGGTTATATGGGTAGTCAGTATTGCGGTGATTGAAATCCAAGTAAGATAGAAATGAATGAAGTATAAACATTAAAATATAAAAGTTATGGCAACAATTGAATTAAGAGAAAGCGATAAGAGAAGAGCTGTAAATCTCAATCGTAAGAATAAGTATGGTCTTGATAGTGTGCAGATGATGCGTCTTATCAACTCACATCAAAAAGGCGATACTTATAAGCGTGCTTTGGTCGAGTATCGTTTGACTGATATAAACTTTCATCGTGAAGTTGAATTGCTTATTAATGGTAAGTATAACGAGTTGAAAGAACAGGTAAAAGAGTGGTAACTATAAAAGAAATGACTATGACACTAATAGCTGAAAATCAAGAGGTGAAAATCTACCAACATAACACGGTAGGTGGACGGATTAACGTATATCAGTTCAGAAACGGTAAATTATCATTCGGGGCTGAAAAAACATCAATACTGAATAGATTTGAGAAAACTCATGTATACGAGATGATATGTAGAGTACTAACACATAAAATATAACGATATGGCAGCAAATGAAATCAAAGTTAATTTAGACCTAATGAACGCATTAATTAAGTTGAGAGAGGCAAGTGTAGTCTTTGACGAGCAAACCGACATTATATCCCAAGAAAGCGGTAGAGAATACATTGAAGAAAGCAACACCTTCAATGAAGGTATTTACAAGTGCATGGACGCTATCAGTAAAATGATTGGTGAAAGTGCCGTAAATGGTGTATATAGCCTAATCCCTAATAGAATCTAACACGATTATCAAAAGGCAGTCCGCACGACTAATAAGGCTGCCTTTTATTTATTAACTTTAAAGCAAAAAAGAATATGGATGAAATTTGGAAAGACATTGAAGGGTACGAAGGAATGTATCAGGTATCAAACTTAGGCAGAGTAAAATCCCTATCAAACTCAAGAACAAGACATGAGAAAATATTAGTACCAATAAAGAATAAGGGGTATTTTTATGTGAGATTATTTCGGTCGGCAGAATGCAAAAGAGTATATATTCATACACTTGTAGCATCTGCTTTTATTCCTAATCCTTATGGTTATACAATAATAAATCATCGTGATGAAAATGGTCAAAATAATTGTGTAGATAATCTTGAATGGTGCACACATAAATACAACTTAAACTATGGCACTGTAAAACAAAGAATTTCAGATAAATTATTAGAGCATAATTCGGCAAGATGTAAACAAATTAATCAGTTCGACCTATTGGGTAATTTTATTAAAACTCACACATCTGCGTGTGAAGCAGAAAAAGAAACGGGTATTTCCTCTTCTTCTATAAGAAAATGTTGTAAAGGTGGTTATATACACAGTAAGTATAAAAAATGGTATAAATTAACTCATGCAGGTGGTTATATTTGGAAATATAAAGAATAAAAGCTCATGGCGTGATAACAATCACGCCTTTTTTTATACCATTTTACGACAATCGTTTTATTGTCGTGTATCACCTATCTGATAATTTTTCACCTTCTTTATAAATAACGAAATTTACCGTAGAAATTTATAAATCAAATTCATACGGTATGACAATCTTAGAACAAATCTTGGCAGGGCTACAACAGAAATTCGCTGGGGTGGACACTGCTATCTTAACCCGAATCGCTACTAAAAAGGCAGAGGGTGTAACGGACGAGACAAAGGTAAACTCCATTGTTGAGGGTATCAGTTTTTCGGACGTGCTTAACTCCTATGGTGATTTCCGTGCCGGGGATGCTTCCAAGACCGCAGTTTCCAACTACGAAAAGAAACATAACCTTAAAGACGGTAAGTCAATTGAGAATCCTAATCCCAATCCTAACCCTAATCTGAAGCTGGAAGATAAGACGGACGACATGGCGGCTATTATTGCTAACGCAGTGAGTGCAGCCGTTAAACCTCTTTCTGATAAGCTCGCTCAATTCGAGACAGAGAAGTTACAAGCTACCCGGCAGGAGCAGATTATGGCAAAGGCAAAGGAGTATGGTATTCCCGAAAACTACGCCAAACGATGCGCCATTAAGGACGATGAGGACTTGGACGCATACTTCAAGGACTTGAAGCAGGAGTTCGCAAATGACGGCTTCAAAGGCGTAACCCCTCCCGAATCAGCGGAAGCGAAGATTGAGAAAGAATCTGAATCTATCGCCAAGATGATTGATGAGGGAACGAAAACTATTGTTGAACAAAACAAGAATTAATTATGTCAGCAGGATTTAAGTATGACTTGGTTCCGCCCGTTGAGCAAGAGGAACGCTACGATGTCCAGACCGGTATTCGTAGACGTGGTCCGTTCAAACTTGATACGCAGAACCTGGTAGTGGGAAGTTTTCTTCCCGGATTTACACCGATTTATGCAGACTTGAAAAACAAGTTCGCTTATGCGGTAATCAATGTGAGAGTTGCGGATACCTATACCACTGGTGGAGAGGCTTTGTCTATCAAAGTAGCCAAGAACTCTTTGGCTTATGTGGGTATGTTTGTCGGAAGCGGTAAGAAAGGTGCAGAAGTAACGGCAATTGATAAGTCTAATGCCGGTTATGATGTATTGACTATTAAGGCTGCTTTTGGTGAGAATATCGCCAAAGATGCCGTATTATTCAATGCGGTTGCAGTTGATGGTTTAAAACAAAAGCATGTAGCTAATTCGGCTCTGTTTAACCGTACAAAGGTTGAGGACGGAATCACATTGGTTTCATTGCTTCGTACAGCCGCAGAGATTGAACCTTCAAAATTGGTTATGCCGTTCTCTGAGAACGATAAAGCCAACATGAAGGGATGGTTTGAGTTTAACGAGTAAGGAGGTAGGATATGTTTTTAACGATTCAAACATTATTCGATGATGCGAACATCGTTTCCGCTATCATCAGACGTGTGAACCAGACACGCAAGGACACAATCTATTGGCAACAGTATCTTACTTTCCGCAGAGTAACTACTCGTGTGTTCAAGGATTATATCGGTTCTGTAACCGGAGTTATGGCCGGCTCTATCAATTCACGTTTTGGAGAGAAACCCATTCGTGAACGCAGGAATATCGGTTCAGGATATGGTGAGATTGCCTATTTGGGTGATGCTTATCAGATGTCTATTGACCGTCTTTCCGAATTGCAGGATTTGATTGACAAGTTCAATGCAGCTAAGCCAGCCGACCAAAAGGCTGCAATGGAAGAGATTGTAAACTTCCTGGCAGACGACTACCGTCAGATTACCCTTGCTGCCCACAAGCGTATGGATATTATTGTCGGTGCGCTGTTGATGCTTGGTGAAGCCACCGTTTACAACAAAGACGCTGCAATCACTTCCGGTCAGACCAATAATAAACTGCTGGAGATTACCCTTCCGTTCAATTTTATCAAGCCGAAAAGTGGAGATGTGGTTGTGGACGGAAAGAATATGTTTATCTCTTATTTGAGAGAGAAACTTCATTCCTTGGCACCGGACTATGGCGTTTATGCCAAGATGGTTATGACTCGTGCATCTTTCAACAAGCTTATTCTTGGTTCATCTGAATTTGGTGAGCAGTACAAGATGATTCTCGGCAGCAACGAAATGAAGTTGAGTACGGGATTGGTTTCCTCTTCTTTGGCTTCCGAAGTGTTCACCGGCATCGGTTTGCCGCGTATTGAAATCAAGGAGGACTACGTGAAAGACCAGACGGGAAAGAATGTGCAGATTTACGCGGATAACCGTATTACTCTGTTACCTTCTGACAACATTGGTTATATGCGCCATCATACCCCGTATGAAGCGACAGACCCAGTACAAGGACGTACTTATATCCCGTCAGAGGGGCAGATGCTTATCTCCAACTACCGTGACAAAAACGGTCGCTACATGGAATATACGGCAGAGTGGATTCCGCAGATTTCCAATCCAGATTTGATTACCAATTTCGATTTGAGCGAAATTGCATCCATTCAATCAGCATAAGGGGGTAGGATATGAAAGTAAAGGTTATATCAGTTTTCCGCGACAAGTTCACCGGAAAGTATTATACTCCCGGTGAAGTGATTGAAGTCGGTGAGGAAGCCCGTGTGCTGGATATGGAAAGCCGCAGACTCGCTGAACGGATTGAGGTAAAAAATCCCGAAGTGAAAGCCCCTGAAGAAAAGAAAGAGGTGAAAATTTCCCTCTTTGAAAAGGAGTTTGAGAAGAAGACTTTGGTTGATGCCTTGAAGTCCATCGGCGTACAGGCTTCCGGCAATATGAAAGAGGAAACTCTTTTGGTTAAGGTTACAGAACTGGACGAAGAAATGACTTCCAAACTGAAAGAAGCATTGGGTATTGAGTAAAAGGATAGGGTAGTGTTTCTACCCTTCCATTGTCTAATTTTATAAATCAGAAAAGAAATGAAGAATTTTATTTTTGCCATGTGTGGCTTTTTGATGATGTCTTTGGTTTCGTTGAGCGTGCAGGCATCAAGTGTGGAATCTCTCAAGTGTAAATACGTGAATCCATCGGTTGATGTTGGTCTACCGGATATTCCGTTTATCACTTTGGAAGCGGCTCCGGTTGATTGTGTTGTACTGACCATGACGCATCCCATGTTTTTGGTTGCAAACGCTCCGGCTATGATGTGTTCGATAAAAGAGGGAATGGCTATTCAAGGGGTACGAATTAATGTTCCCAAATGTCCGTTCAGATACATCTATAAATCTAAACATTGTACGCATTATAGCTATACCGCATATAGTAAACTGATTACACCATATTGATTGATAACAGTCATGAGTAACAAGGAGTTTGTATTAAGCGTATTTGATAAGAATCCCCCGTCTAATCTTGTAGTTGAAAATATACTTTCAAGAACGGGATTGGATGGCGAAGAACCTTTTGCCGAGGAAAATAGGGCAAGATTAGAGGTCGCTTGTGCCAAGCAAATTCCGTGGATGATACAAAATCCATCTTCGGTCAGCGAAAGCGGATTTTCTGTGTCTTGGTCTAATCATGTTGATAGCCTAATGAAATTGTACTCATGGCTGTGTAAACAGTACGGTTTGAAAGACGAACTGGGTAACAAACCTAAAGTGACTTTCTTATGATATTCGCTCCACACATATTGCAGGTAAAAGTTATCACTCCGATGGATAAGGATGAGTTCGGAAGACCTATTCCCGGTACCGGTGGTGAAAGCTGGCAGGAGGTGTGCAAATGCCGTTGTGATGATGTGAGCGCGGAAAAGAAAGTATCTATCAATGGTGCTTTGTATGATTTCAAGTACAAGGTAGTCTTTGACAAGCCGTCAAAGGTTGAAGCAGGTGAAGAGGTTCGTTGTTTGAATGCCGATGGAAGCATAAGAGGTGAAGGAGTTGCTAAAAGCCCTTTGGAAACAAACTATTTTTCCTACAGAGTAATATGGTTGGAATAGATGCAGACTTTTCGGATGTTGATCAGTTCTTTGAGGACGGAACAAGCGAAGTCGTTGCTGGCATGAAAGAAGAGGGAGAGGCATTTGTTGAAGATGCAAAAGCTACCGGAAACTATCAAGACCACACAAAACATTTGAGAGAATCGAATGATTATGAGGTTAATGAAGATGGCTTAATTCTGAAAAACGAAGCTGATTATGCTTCATTCGTGGAATCCAAAGGATTTGAAGTTGCAGGAAGTGCAGCGATAAGGACAGAAAAAAGATTGAAAGATAGATTTGAACGATGATAGTAACCACCGACATAGGAAACATCCTCTACCGGGACTGCAAGATTTTCGGAATAGACATAGTACCAGCAGGAGAAACGCTGACGGGTGAATTGAAGTCCGAAAGGATTGTCATCCACACGAAGAAACAACAGCCGGGAACTTATTGGAAGAAATCTTTCGCAGAAGTGAATCTATGTGTACCCAATTTAAGCGAGAATGAAGCGAACACAATCCGGCTTAACGAACTTGAAAGAAAGGCTGGCAAGCTGTTTGATGATGTAGTAAGCACCTATGATGGTATGACATATCGTTACTCTATTGATTCTATCGGTACAGAAGCGGACACAGCTTTGAAGTGTCATTATGTGAATGTGAGAATTTTGTTTAATGTATTAAATGTAAAATGATATGATTACAGCAGTAGAAATTGACGAACTGTATTATGCAGAACCGATTAAAACGGTTACTACTCCAGCTGCCGGATTAACAGGCGCAGAAGTAGCCACCATCTTGAAAAACGCAGCAACGAAGCGGGTCAAGAATGTGCATGGTGACACGTATCAATACGAAGAAGCAGAGGCAAGTGTAACTCGTTACAAAAACGCTTTGACTGGTGAGTACTACCGGGAAACGTCTGAACCGGGTGAGGTGAAAATCAACTTCACCATTGGTGAGTATGATTATGCTACAAAGGCTGATTTACAAGGTGGTAAAGCCACAGAAAAGAATTGGGAAAGAGGCAAGTATAAGCCTATTCATAAATGTGTGATTGGTAAAACCAAAGACGGAGTTTATGTTGTGTTTCCGAAAGCGGCTATCAATGCCCGTGGCTCTAATACCGATAAGGCTGTCGGATTGGCTGTTTCGGCCGTTCCCCTTTCCACAGGTGTAGATGGATTGGCTTCCGAAAAGTGGTTTGACGAATCGGAAGTTGTAGTGCCGGAAGGTTGATAATTTTTCAGTAAAAGGATTGTTTTCAGATGGCGGTGGGTGGTTGCTCACCGCCTTTTTAATTTAATGTTATGAATAATCAAGCAGCAAAAACGGTTTCTGATGCCCTATTAGGGCTGGATTTTAAAAATGTAGGGATAGGTGGAATCGTTTATACCATCAAACCTCCTACAATTAAAATTATCTGTCGTGCCATTCATCATTTTTCCAATATCGCCCTGCGAGGAGATAATATCATGGAGGCTATTAAAGAGCTTCCTGAAGCTACTGAAGATATGCTGAAAGGTATTTCATGCTTCATCTGCGGGAATGATAGTTTGGTCAAAGAATTGGAGAACGGCACTTTTGAAGAAGTCAAAGATGCCTTGGAAGTCTGTTTCTCTATGATGGATATTTCGGCTTTTCAGTGTGTCAGCTCGATGAGGAACGTGTCGATGCTGGCAGCAAGACCGAAACAGTAGGAAACGCAACGTTCTTCGGGCAGATAGCCCATTTGATTGACACGCTTCATCTGAGTTATACAGAAGTGTTTGAGGTTATCCCTTATCGGAATTTGCTGATGATGCAACGGGATAAATTACACGCAGTATATGGTGGTCAAAAAGTGAATAGAATCAGTGGTAAGGAATTGGCTAATCGTAGGAAAAAGAAATAGATATGGCGAAATTATATTTTAAGGTAGGTAGTGACTGGGAAGAAGTTGTAAGGCTCCGTAATGAAATTGCGAAGTTAAAACAAGAGTTAATGAGCATGGATGGCACGCAGTCTCCTGCTGCTTTCAAGGCTTTAAATGTCCAACTTGCTGCATCCAACCAAAGATTGGATGAGTTGGTGACTAATGCTGCTAAAGCTGGAGCAGAGATGGAAACGGGATTCAAAAGGAAAATCTTTGATGCTTCCCAATCTGTAAATGGGTTCACAGAGAAGATTATCGCTCAAAAAGCGGTAGTTAAGGATATTGAAGCGGATGTAAAACGACTTGGGGATGCTTATCGTATAGCATTGAAAAGGAATCCGTTATCAGCAAATAGCAAGTTAGAAGAATACAATGCTGCCCGCAAAGCTCTTGATGAAGAAAAGGCGGCTTTATTTGGATTAACCCAACAACAAGCCGAAGCGCGTCTTTCCGTAAAGAAACTCCGAGATGAATATACACTTTATAAGAATGATGGGAGACAAGTAGTAGAAACTAACGAAGGTATCGCTATATCTTGGAAGAAAGCACTGGCGGTTATTGGTGGTGCTGGGGTATTAAAGGCATTAGGCTCTGAAATGATACGTGTCCGTGGTGAGTTTCAAGCGGCAGACACGGCTATTCAGACGTTGTTAGGCAGCAAGAAGAAAGCGGATGCACTTATGTCACAAGTTCGTGAGTATGCTAAGATTTCGCCGCTGGAGTTCTCCGATGTAACGCAGGCAACACAGATGATGCTCGGATTCAACATTGAAGCGGAGAAAGTTCCCCGTTTCCTTGCCGCTATCGGTGATGTTTCTATGGGAGATACGCAGAAGTTCAATTCCCTTACACTTGCTTTCTCGCAAATGTCGGCGGCTGGTAAGTTGATGGGACAGGATTTGAACCAAATGATAGGTCAAGGATTCAATCCGTTGCAAATCATGTCTGAAAAGACAGGAAAGAGCATTGCACAACTCAAAGATGAAATGTCTAAAGGTGCTATTTCTGCCGAAATGGTACAGCAGGCGTTCATTGACGCCACTTCCGCAGGAGGTAAGTTCTATAATATGTCAGAGAACGCTTCCAAGACCATTAACGGACAACTATCCATGATGCAGGATGCGATGGATTCTGTATTCAATGAATTGGGGCAGAAATCGGAAGGTATAATCATGGGCAGCATACAAATGACGACATCCCTGATTGAGAACTACGAGACCATCGGTAAGGTGCTTGCTGGATTGGTTGCCACATACGGAACATACCGTACTGCCGTTATGCTTACCACGTTGGCAACGAGTAAACATACCATTGCGGAAATTGCATTGACAAACGCCCGTGTGTTGGCAAGAAAGGCGCAACTGGCTCTTAATGCTGCAATGCTTACTAATCCTTATGTTGCAGTGGCTACGGTGGTTGCCGGATTAACAGCCACTATATGGGCATTTCACGATTCTACAACCGCAGCAGAAAGAGCATCAAAAAGATTTAATGAGCAAAAAGAGGAGTCTATAAAAAAAGAGCAAGAACATAAACAAAGGCTTGAAGAATTAATTTCCACCCTTCAAAATGAATATACTTCTTCTATGGATAGGGTGAAGGCAATGAATGCAATAAAGAATGAATATCCCTCTATCTTCCAAAAATACATAGATGAGAAAGGACATATTAAGGATTTGATAGCTTTATGGAAAGAATATAATGAAGTAGCTGGGAATAAAAAAGTAGAAGAAAACAAAGTAAATTACACAAACTCCGAGAAACTAATTTCTGAATATGAGCAGGTTATTGGATTATGGAAAAAGTTTGGAGAAGACCCAAATTTCCATAAGGGCAGTTTAACTGACACAGAGAAGTTGCTTGCCAGCAAATATAAGAATGAAACTTTATCCACTTTGGAATCAAAATTGGATGAAGAAAGGAAGCTCCTTATAGATTATCAAAAGGAAGTTCGTTCTGATGAACTCGCTAAATGGCAACTTGATTTGAAGAAGAATACCGATGAGCAAATAAAATCGGAATTGAACGAAATGAAGCGACTTCAACAAGCAAGGAAAAATAATAAGTGGTATACTTTAAATGTTGGCGTTGGTTCATTAAAGGGTATTACAACCGAATCAGAACTTAAAAACAGAATAGATGTACTTGAATCTGAATTAAAATCACGAAAAACATCAACTTATAAAGATGATTACGAGAAAGCGAAAAAAGAATGGGAAGATGCCAAGAAGAAACTTTCTGAAATAGAAAAGGACAAATCAAAGTTCACATCAAAGCAATATGAAGAAGCAAAGAAACGGGAAGAAACAGCCGAGAAATCCTATAAGAAACTTGGCGGACTCACGGGTGGCAAGTTGGCAAAGCAAGAAAATCATGCAAAGAAACAACTTGAACAGCAGGAACGACTTTCAGAACAGCTTATTTCCCTTCGCCGTAAAAACCAGCAGGATGAAATAAACCTCATGGAGGATGGTACTGAAAAGAAGCTGGCTCAGATTGACTTGGACTATCGAAAAGAACTGGATGCTATTAAAAAACAGCGCAAGGATTGGGAAACGGAGCAAGGTGGAAAACTGACAGATAAACAAGAGGAGAAACTTGGCACATGGGCTTCTAATGCCGCTAAAAAAAGAGAAAGCGATATTGATTCAACAAGTAAAGCCAAACTTGAAGCCGACAAAAAAGCATGGCAGGAGTATTTCATTGAGTACGGAAATTACCAAGAAAAACGGAAGAACCTCGTTCAGAAGTACAATGACGAGTTAGCCAAATTACAAAAGGACAGTCCTGAATATGCCATCAAGGAAGCCGAAAAAAGTAAAGCCATAGAACAGCTCGATGAGCAATATGGAAAGTCCACTAAGGCGATGGCAGACTTATTCGAGGATGCGAGTAACAAATCGGTTTCCGCTATTCAGTCCATCATAGACAAATACGAAATCCTTATCAAATACATGTCCGGTACTGATAAAGACATTTCTATTGCTGATTTGAAAGGAATAGGCTTTACCGATAAAGACATTGAAAGGATAGAAAAAGGGGAAATATCCATCAAGGATGTTACAGACGCAATCAAAGGGTTAAAGGATGAACTTAAAGGAAAATCACCGTGGCAGGCTTTCGTCTCTGACTTGAAAAAAGCCATAAAAAAGGGTGGCAACGATTCCAAAAAAATCAGTCAAGGCATCACCGATGTAGGAAATACTGTGACGTCTTTTGCTCCTGCATTGAATGAGTTCGGCTCAAGTATCGCCGACATATTCGGATTTGACGATAGCAAGATAACAAGTGCCATTGATGCGCTTGGCGGCTTAGGACAAACGGCATCCGGGTTCGGGCAAATCATGTCGGGTGATATTGTCGGAGGCGCAATGAGTGCGGTTTCTGGAATTTCCTCTGTAGTGTCCGCGTTGGACGGGATGTTCGGTGCCGATTATTCCCACTATAACGAGATGGTTGAGGAGTACACCAGGCTCAATGAGATATGGGATGAACTGATAGACAAGAAGCAGGAATACATCAGCATTTCCTACGGCATGGAGGCAGACAAGGTAGGAGAAGAGGCGCTTGGCCTTGTTGAAAAGCAAATTGAGGCATATCGCCTACTGGGAAAAGAACGTCTTAATTCCGGTGCATCCGCAGGTTCCCATTCCATTGGCAAGCGGATGGCAAAGAACACCTCGTCAAGCGACTGGCAGGACATTGCCGACGCACTCGACATGTCAGTCAATGCCGCCAAAGAGTTTGTCGGGACCGGAAGAATGACCGGACTGTTTGACCTCACTGTTGAGCAATTGGAGAAACTTAAATCCGAAGCTCCTGCCTTCTGGGCGAAGATGGACGGTGACGTGCAAGAATATTTGAACGGCATTATAGATGGAGAGGAAAGGATTGAGGATATTCAGAACCAGATTAGTGAACAACTGACACAGACAACGTTCGATAGCGTTTTCGACAGTTTTGTGGATACCCTCATGGATATGGGCAGTTCCGCGAAAGACTTTTCTGACAGTTTCAGCGGATATATGCAGCGTGCCGTGCTTACCACAATGGTAGGCAACAAATTTACCGAGGACCTTCAAACGTGGTACGATGCCTTTGCCCAGGCCAATAAAGACCAAGGAGGCATTACGAAGGAGGAGATGGAGGCTCTTCGGAAGCAGTATGACGCAATTGCCGGTTCCGCACTTGCCGAACGTGACAAGCTTGCGGAAATTTTCGGATGGACCAAAGAGGATACCGACAGTAGCACGGATAACTATGAGGATTTCATCGGTAGTATGCAGAGTTCTCTTACTTCCCTTGATGTGACGGCCAAGGATGTTTCTGATAATATCTATGATTACTTCCGTCAGGCAATGATTAACGCTCTGTATGAAAAGGAGTACAAGAGCAAGATGGAAGAGTTGTACAAGACCTTTGAAGGGCTTTCCAAAGACGGATTGTCCGAGAGTGACATGGTACAACTCGGCTCTCGGATTGACCAATACATTGAGCAGATGATGAAGGGCGTAGAGGACGTTAATAGTTTGTTTGCTGACAAGCTGAAGAACGCCGAAGACTTGCAGTCGTTTGTTGATAGCGTCAAGTCTGCCATGTCCTCCGTCGAAGCCACTGCCGAGGATGTGACAGATAACATCTTTGAGTACATCCGTCAGCAGATGGTTGATAAGATGTTCACCGATAGCTTCCAACCGCAGATAGAGGAGTTATACAAGAAGGTTCAGGAAGCCATGTCTGACGGTGACATAACCGGCACTGAAAAGGATGCGTTAAGAAACGAAGCGGAGAAGTTGGCTAACGACATTACGGCCGCTAAGGATATTCTGAGTGATACTCTTGGCATTACTGAGAGCAACCTAAAGAAAGAACTTGAGGAGGAATTCAAATCATTCTCCGATGGAATATTAAGTTCCTTGTATGATACGGAAGTTACTGCTGAGACTGTTGCCAAGAATATCTCCGATTCCATGCGGAAAGAGCTTATTGAGGCAATGTACCTTGAACAGTACGAACCGCGTATCAAGGCCATCTGGGAAAAATGGAAGGAATACTCAGAGGATGGACTTGTAACCGATGAAGAGCGTACAAACATCAAGAATGACATTGACGGGTTGAGCAAGGAGGTCGCCGATGCTGCCGGGGAAATCAGTGACGCGTGGAAAGACTCTGGAGAGGAGGTAAGGAAAGCGTTCAACTCTTTCTCCGACAGTATCAAGAGTGTGCTCTATGACGCAGAAGCTACCGCCGAGGACATAGCCGACAATATCTATCAATATATGCGCAATGCCTTGGTGGATTCCATGTTTACTGCCCAGCTCCAGCCTCAGATTCAGGCCTGGTATGACAAATATACCGAATTTATGAAAGACGGTGCCATTGATACGGCCGAGCGCAAGACTCTGGACGAGATGATAGCCGAAATTCAGAAAGCCGGTGTCGACATTGTGGATGCGGCTAACAAGCTTTTCCCCACTCTTGATACGGGAGCCATCAACCGTGCGGAAGAAGCCGCCCAGGAAGCGGAGAACGCCCGTAATGAAGCTGAGCAGGAATGGGAGTCGTTCTCTGATGGTATTCTGAATTCCTTGTACGATATAGAGGCCACAGCGGAGGATATTTCCGATGACATGAGCGAATACATGCGCAAGGCTTTGATTAAGGCCATGTATGTGGAGAACTTCAAACCGCAGATGCAGAAGTGGTACAATGAGTGGAAAAAGGCCATGGGAGATGACGACCTGACTTCCGAAGAAAAGCAGCTCCTCGACTCCATGAAACAGACGATGGTTGACGACATGAAGAAAGAAGTTGATGCCATCAACCAGTTCTTTGGAACCATGTTTTTACAGCAGGCGAGTAGCAAGGGTTTTGAAGCCATGTCACAAGATACCGGCGAAGAACTTAACGGACGTTTTACAGCTTTGCAGGTTGCCGGGGAAGAAATAAAGAACCAGTCCATTCAACAGACCGGTTTACTTTCATCCATCAATGGCAAACTTTCATTGCTCAATCTTAGAAGTGGGGATGTCCCAGCTTTGTTATCTGGAACTCCTAATTTCGCAGATAGAGCCAAAGAGACAATAGCGAGCGGCTATCAGTCGCAGGTACATATTGTTTTCCCGACAGAGGACATAAAGGCATTGACCGATAAAGTCTCCAATATGGAAAGAATCGTAGATGAAATGAGAACATTCCAAGTAGAAGGTAACATGGACCGTAGAGATATACTTGAAAACTCTGTTATTCTTGCCAAGAATAGTCCGCGAATACTCGATAATACAAATGATATCAAGCAGGATATAAAGAATCTATAATAGTTATGGCAGAATTAATAATAAACGGAAGAGAAGCCCTAAAAGAGTGGGGTGTTAGAATGGGAGATAACTTTCTTGATGTACTGGGAGCACCGGTACCTCTGAAAGAGTTTATAGAGAATAAATCACGCTTGGAACATGGGAAACAAGTTCTTATGGATAACCCCAAGCTTGATGAGCGTGAGTTAACTCTTGTTTTTACAGTAGAAGGTGATTCTCCTGCCGATTATCAGGCAAAGAAAACAGCTTTTTATGAAGAACTTTACAAAGGTAAAATTGATATTCAGATTCCTGAGAACAGTAGTGATATTTATCATTTGCTATATTTAGGAAAGAGCGTTTCTTATGCCCAAAGCTTAGACCGGACATTTGGGAAAATATCAGCCAAATTCTGTGAGTATAATCCATCTAACCGTGTTGTAGGCTAGAAATTTACGACATTAAATTCATTGTCGTGTATGGAAGCTCTAATTTTTAGGGCTTCTTTTTTTTATGTCCGACCTTTGTTTACATGATAGATATTAAGGACATACAAGGCAATACCCGCTTTTCAACTGGTATCAATCCCGGTGCAAAAGGCAAGTTCTCTTTAATGAAAGAGGACTATGTCGTACTACCTTTTAATACTCTGTCCCCAGTCGATTTCCAAGTAGGTGATTACGTTGACCTGCGTGGGGTACTCGATGCCTCCATGGGCGGTAAATTGGCAAAAATCTATCAGATTGTAGATATTCCCTATCCGACCTACAAGAACGGAGGCTACTCCTATGAACTTCGTTTTGACGCTTACTATTTCAAGTGGAAAACAAAGATATTCAAGTACACCCCGGAGTACGGAGGACTGGAAGCGTCCTGGTCCCTTACCGCTTCACTGGATGTCCAGATGGGTGTATTCCTTCGCAATTTGAAAGCTCTTGGTTATAAATATGAGGGAAAAGACTTCGTGTTTTCCATTGACGATAGTGTCGAGAACTCCTCCAAATTGATGACCTATGACAATACCAACCTCATTGATGCTATGTTCAGCATGGCTGATAACTGGGGTTGTGATTGTTGGGTAACGGACCATGTAATCAACTTCGGACGCTGTGAGTTCTCCGATGCTGTTAAGATAGAACTGGATAAGGAAGCCAAGGACATGAGCCGGAGTGATAGCAAGGGTACTTATGCTACAAGAATCTATGCGTTCGGTTCAACAAGAAACATCCCTACCAACTATCGCCCGGTAGACCAGACCGCTGTTGTCAACGGTATCGTCCAGAAGCGCCTTATGCTTCCGGCAGGCACTCCATACGTGGATGCCCACGAGGGCTTGACCGATTTGGAAGCTGTCGAAGCCGTTGTTGTATTTGATGACATCTGCCCCAAAAGAGTAGGTGAAATCACCGGTGTAAGCTTTTATGAGAGCGAGGTAGATAATGAAGATGGTACAAAGACAAAAGCTACCTTCTACCGGTTCAAGGATTCAGGCATCAACTTCTCGAAGGAATACATCCTTGAAGGACAGGAACTCAAAATCAGGTTCGAATCCGGCAAGCTCAACGGCATGGAGTTCGGCGTAGCTTTTAATCCTCTTGGTTTGACCGAAAAGAACGACGACGGCACATGGAATCCTGATGCCCAACTTTGGGAGATTGTACAGAATGAAGACTACGGCCGTTCCTTGCCGGATGAAGTGTTGTTCCCTTCAAAAGGTGACAAGTATGTACTGTCTGGTTGGAATGCCGAGAAGATAACCGAACTTGGGCTGGTGGCTGCTGCCGAAGAGGAACTGCTTGCCACTGCAAAGAAGTACGTGGCAAAGACCTGCATCGACGACGGCACCTATACGGCTACGCTCAACTCCATCTGGGTACACAAAGACCAAATAAATCACAGCTTTGACATAGGACAGCGCATCAACCTTGTCAATCCTGCCTACTTCAAGGACGGGCGCTTGTCCCGTGTCATCGGCTTTGAAATCAACCTCGACAAGCCTTACGATTCCCCGCAGTATACGATTGGCGAAAGCACCGCCTATTCCCGCATTTCCGATATTGAAACGCAAGTCGAAGAGTTGACTTTTAAGGGACAGACCTTCACCGGTTCGGGAGGAAGCAACATCTATGTCATCAAGACCAACGACGCTACGGCCGCAAGCAACTTCAATGTGTTCTCAGCCTTGCGTACCCTGAGAATGTTCCTCCGCAAGGACGCAAGCGACGTAGCGGAAGAAATCATAAACTTTTTGAAGGGATTGCTGATAGGCAAGAACGGCAGCGGTATCACGGTACGCAAGGACGGCACCTCGCAGGCTGTCGTTGACCGTCTATATGTGAAGATAAAGGCCGTCTTTGATGAATTGCAAGTCAAGAGAGCTACCCATGTAGGCGGTGAACAAATAATCACCCATGCCGGTATGAAGTGCATCCGCGTGGAGGAACTGGAAGACGTCTACCGCTGCAGTTTTCTTGCCGAGCAGGACGGTGAGGCGATAGCCAACGAGTTCAGTGTAGGCTCGCTGGCGCAGGCAAAGGAGTGCAACATCGTCGAAGGAACCACTCTTAATGCCTCCAATCGCTACTATTGGCGTGAGGTTGTGGCCGTGGGACGTGACTACATCGATTTGTCCAAGACCATCTGCGATGAGGACAGCGATGTTCCCCAAGCGGGCGATGACATTATAGGATTGGGCCACCGTACAGATGTAGACCTTCAAAGCGCAATCGTGCTATCGTCTACCAACGAGACATCCCCGTCTATAACTTTCTACACCGGCATTGACGACTTCAACCTAACGGGGAAAGATGTAATCTCCTTCGGTGTTGACAAATCCACCGGGCATGCCTACATGAAAGTGTACGGTACTTCCTATATCGGCGCCCGTGATGAGAGCACTTACATCAAGTACACACCGGAAGGTGGCGTAGAAATCAAAGGGCGATTCCTTACGATGGCCGGTGAGGACATCCTGACAATGTTCACTGTCATTGAAGGACTTATCAAGTCTGAAATCTCATCCGTGCGTGATGAAATCAATGCCCTGAACAATTACCTTAACAATGCGTCTTTTGCCGCTGACATGCAGTACTGGACCGGTAGCAGCAACATACGCATCTTCCGAGTTGACGGTCGGCTGCTGTACTTCAACAGTAACTTCTATGCGAACAAGGAATCTTTCGCCGATATAGTAAGCGAACGCGCAAAGAATGTGCTACGCCTTAAGAACAGCTATATCGAGCAGGTCAACTCAGACTTTTACCGCCATCCGGATTTTGAGCCCTTCGACGAACTCAAGCGCCCCCGGCAGTTCACTATCTCTTTCAAGTATCTGGTGAAGCGCCCCGGCACTCTTGCCTTCCATTTCAAGAACGAGAACAAAGAAGGTTTTGAGGAATACACCCCGATTTCCTTTTCTAAGGACCTATATCCCAGTACTGAATTCAAACAGATGGAGATAACCGGTAAGTGGAACGGAACCGGTGATTTCCACATGTCTTTTACCGGTGACATGTACTTGTATGCACTTACGCTAACCGATGATGCTCTTGCTGACTTGCGCGAGGAATTCAATATGCGTTTTGAACTTACAGACAAGAAGATTCAGGCGAACCTTGACGAAATCAGAAGCACGGCAGGCAAGCTTGAAGAGTATCACAGTGAATTCCTGCTTACCGCGCGCAACCTTGAAGCGAAGTTCACGGAGGACCTGACGAATACTGAGAGTCGTATAACGCAAGAATACACCTCTGCTATCGACATCTCCGCCCGTGGTCTGAAATCTGAATTCACGTCCGGTCTTGTAGGCCTTGAGACTGGAATCACCGAAGCATATAAGTCTGCTATTGACATATCGGCCCGCGGTCTTCGTGCAGACTTCAGTGCGTCCGTCTCTGACCTGGACGGCAAGCTGTTCGCCCATGCAGGCAGCTTTCATGTGACTGCCGAGAAGATAGAAAGTATGGTGACCGCCACAAACAGCCTGAAGGGTACCGTGGAACAGCACACCTCAGCCATTAGCCAGACGGCCAGCCGTATAGACCAGTTCGTGCAGAAGATAACCTTCGATTCCAAAGGTAACATTACCAATATCGACAAAGCCGGTTTAGTGACGGAAAGCAATATCGCCACCATGTTTGCGGAAAAGGTCGACCCCAACGGTGATATCGTCAGGCGTGCTCAAATCAGCGCGTTCATCACCGAAGGCGAAGCGGGCAGGCTGATATCCAATGCTACAATCGAGGCTGACCGGATAAACTTTACGGGAAAGACCATCATCAACGGCAGTTTCGTGGTCGATACAAACGGGCGTGTGACGATGAACGACATCACGGCAAACAACCTGACTCTAAAGGGCAGCATAACGGGCACGGATGCTACGCTGAACGGCATCACAGCTAATAATCTGACATTAAAAGGCAATATCTCAGGTATTGACGCCATCCTGAACGACATTACTGCTAATAACCTTACGTTGAAGGGCAACATTACCGGGGCGGGGGCTACACTGAATGATATCACCGCGAACAACCTTACCCTGAAAGGTACCATATCCGGTGCCAATGCCACGCTTAACGATATCACAGCCAATAATCTTACGTTGAAAGGAAATATTTCCGGTGCCAACGCCATATTGAACGGCATCACCGTAAACGGAAAGATAAACGCCTCCAGCGGCCGGATAGGTGACTATCTGTATCTGCATGGTAACGGTATATCCACCAACTCGAGAGCGTTCGTGACCGACCTTACAGATAGCACTACGCAATTCGAACTCAGCAAGAGCTACTATCTGCATGCGATAGCGTCGGACGGAGGAGCCAATAGCATCCTGATAAGGCCCTACCAGACTATGGAAGCGGGCACAGTCAAAGGGGTGGTAACCATCTCTGCAACCATTCCGGGGCGCAATAGGGCCATACACGTATCTTCCGGCGAGAGCTATTTCGGTGGTGATGTGATAGTGGGGAAGATGTATGCTCCGTCCTCCGGGACTCTGGAAATTGCCGGGCCGCTGAAGACGCAAGGTGTATACCGGAATACTGACGTGATACTCTCTTCGGTTACAAGGTACAGCATTAAGGCGACCGACCACACACTGCTTTTTTACGGCAACTGTACTATATCCCTTCCGTCCTCTTCTGACGGGCATGAGATATGGATAATGCCGAACGGGAATACCATCAGTTTTCCTTCCGGTACGTTCGCGAACTCTTCCAGGACGAATATCAACGGGCGTGAATGGCATGTGATAAAACGGGTTTTGGGGAATTGGTATCTGTCATGGATGAGTATATAGAATAATTAAAATAGAAAGTATGAAAATCAACTTTAAGAAAATCGAGGCCCAGACCTCATTCGAAGGCGCCAAGCAGACCTTCGACGTAGCCGAAACGGTCGGCAATGAAATGATGTACAACGGAAGTATCCTTCTGGATATAGGCTTTGAAGACCTGGCACGGGAAATCTACTACTCGAAAGATGCGGTGGAAATCCCGGAACAGTATTGCAAGGCTCTTGAACTTGTGGTGAAGAACTCGCGGCTCATAGCTGCCGTGAAACGTGCGGTAATTAACCAACTGAACGTCATCCAGCCATCTTAAATCAATTCTGAAAATTATGGTATTGGAATCAAATCAGTTCAACCAGCTTGTAGAGGAGGTGAAGAAAGCCCTTCTTGTCGGCTCCCAAGGTGTGGGCGATGTGGAGATTGTCGATTCGCTGGCCGATATCGTGAGCCTGCCCGCCCTCCGTCTTGCCGGTATGGAAGAATCGGTGGTCGAGGCACCGCTTGAGTTGCTGTCTGCCCCTGCTGAGGAAGCTGCTGAGGAAGTGCGCAAAGCCGAAGCGGAGCGTGTCATAGTGGAGAACGCACGCAAGGAAGCTGAGAAATCCCGTGAAACGGCTGAGACAAAGCGTGCTTCATCTGAAAGTACCCGCGCATCTGCTGAAACTACGCGTATCAATGCCGAAAAGGAACGTGTGACAGCCGAAGGTCTCAGGAAAACGGCAGAGACAGAGCGAGGCAAAGCTGAAGCGGTCCGACAGACGTCTGAGACCGGACGGGCAACTGCCGAAACCGGCCGTGTTACTGCCGAAGGTAAACGTGTCAGCGCCGAGGAGGAACGTAAAAATGCTGAGACAGTGCGGGCCAACGCAGAGTCAACCCGACAGACAGCCGAAACGGGTCGTGTCAATGCTGAAACCAGTCGTGCTACAGCAGAAGGTAAGCGCGTTACTGCTGAGAATGCCCGAAGCACTGCTGAGGATACACGTAATAGTGCGGAAACTAACCGCCAAACAGCCGAAACCGGACGCGTAAATGCTGAAAGTACCCGTGTCACTGAATTTGCTGCCCTCAAGCAGGAATCGGAGACGGCTACTGCGAATGCTACTGATACGGCAGAACATCCTACCTACATCGGTGCAGACCACTATGTATACCAATGGGATAAGAGCGCTAAAGAATACGTTAAGACGGATATCTATGTGAAAGGCAAGCCGGGAGATACATTCACCCTTCTTGGACGTTACGATACGCTTGATGCCTTAAAGACTGCTGTACCTGACGGGGCAAACATCACTGGTTTCTATTCCGTTGGAACTGCATTGCCTTATACATATTATGCCTGGTATAACGGTGATTGGCAAAGTCAAGGACAATTGCAAGGTCCAAAGGGCGATAAAGGCGAGAAGGGGGATACGGGAGCGCAAGGTCCTCAAGGCGTACAAGGTCCACAGGGCATGAAAGGTGATACCGGTGCCACAGGACCGCAAGGAGTAAAAGGTGATACTGGTGCTACCGGTCCTGCTGGTGCAAAAGGCGCCACTGGTGCACAAGGAATACAAGGTCCAAAGGGCGATAAAGGAGACAAAGGTGATACGGGTGCAAAAGGCGCTACCGGTGCTACTGGTGCCACGGGTGCAGCAGGTGCAAGTGCCAGTATTACCGGTGCTACTGCTACGGTTGACGCCAACATCGGTACGCCCTCCGTGACCGTTTCTCTCGGTGGTACCGCATTGGCCAGAACCTTTTCCTTTGCTTTCAAGAACCTGAAGGGTGCTACCGGAGCAAAAGGCGCTACGGGTGCTACCGGAGCTACTGGACCTAAAGGGGCGACTGGTGCGCAAGGACCACAAGGGCCGCAAGGTGTCGGTGACCCGACAGTCACCGGTGCGAATACGGTCACGACACTGGCCTCCCTGCCAATTTCCAAGAGAAGTATCACTGCAAGTTTGGGTTCTGCCACGAACATCAGCCTTGCTTCCGGAATGTCAGTGGGCAATGACTTGTATATCCGCTGCGTCGCATCGGCGGCATTCACACAGCCGATACCCAATACCGGCGCGTTCACTTCGATGTCCGGTACTTCAATCAGTGTTTCCGCTGGAGATATCTTTGAGATTAGTATCTGGTGCTATGCCGCTGGCGCCTATTCAATATCCGTAAAAACAAGGGACTAAGGTTTATGAGTGTATTAAAAAGACGAAGCAATAATATAAAGGACGGTCAGTATGTGATTGCATTCTCCGACAGTAGAGCCTTAATAGATATTTCCAAGGATTGTGGAATGACATGGACCAGAAGACAACCTTCCGACCTTCCTAATGTAAACGAATACTTTTTCAGCAACGATAGAACGAGGATTGCCATGTCCGGAGACGGCAGGCATATCTATTGCTCGTGCTATATGGCAAATGTGGGATTATTGCGTTCTACGGATTTTCTGGAGACGGCAGAACCTTTCAAGCCTGATAATTGCTATTCCGTATACTCGATAGCCTGCAACGGCAGGGGGAATCTGGTCGCTGTTGTGTGTCAGAATAGCAATAACAAATATGATTTGATGCTTTCCGGGGATTATGGGAAGACATGGCGGGTCTCCAATGGATTAAAAGACAATACCGTGCCTCTCATGGGGGTGGAAATGTCCCATTCCGGCAGATACGTAGTGGCATATGCGTCAAATTCTCCCTATTATACTACCCATGAGCTGTTTATATCTTCCGATTATGGAGAAACTTTCAGCAGTGAAATATTCAGGGGGCCTATCACAAAGATTGCCATTTCCGGTGACGGCAAATACATGTTGTGTTGCTGCAACAGGGAGAGTTCATCAAAGTTATACTATGCCTATTATTCCGGGGATTATGGGAAGACGTGGACTAAAATTACCGATTCGAGTTTCTCTGCCCGTACATTGGCCATATCCTATGACGGGAAATATATGGTTATAGAGGGAGGGTACTCTTATTCCGGTGCACGTATATCCGCCGATTACGGAAAAACCTGGGCATTGAAGCATTCCGTTATTGGCAATAGCTTTGCTTTGGGGCTTTCGTCTGACGGAAAGTATGCGATAGCACAGGAAAGTTCTTCTCCGTATCGTATGTTCAAATCTTCGGATTATCTGGGCTCATTTACTGAAATAAATACGGCACCGCTTACATCAGGTATTAGAACGAATTACCGATTTATCATAATGAATAAAAATAGGCTTTAACAATAATGCAATATATACATATTTATTCAGAGGAGAAAGTTGTCCGTCTTGATTTTGAACTGGACGAAAACTATGAAGTGGGTACAACCTATGAGGATTACCTGGATGGAGCCTGGGTACCGTTGAATGCGGAACAGGAAGCATTTTACGAAGCCCATCCGGCAGCGTCTGCAAAGGAAATTCTCGAATGTGAATTAACCCCTCCCTATGAACCGACTTTGGAGGGTGTGAAGAGCGCGAAGGTCAATGAAATTGCTGTTTACGACGGGTCCGATGCCGTGAATTCCTTTACGCTTGGCGGCAAGCGGATGTGGCTTGACAAGGATACGCGGGTAGGACTGGTAAACTCAATTACTATCGAGCAGGCTGTGGGTAAGGAGACAACCGTGCTGTGGTATGATGCCGTGAAGTATGTAATCCCCATTCCTCTTGCCTTGCAGATGCTGGCCGCACTGGAACTGTATGCCCTGGAATGCTATAATGCCACGCAGGAACATCTGGCCGCGGTTATGGGACTTGCTACGAAAGAGGAGGTCGGAGCGTATGATTACACTTCCGGTTATCCTGAAAAATTAGTGTTCAACCTTTAAATTGATAGCTTATGATTTACTTATGTTTTATGTCGCTGTTTTTGCTCACTATGTACATAATGTATGCGGTGAGAGTGTGCGGAGTGCCCTGGTCGCTCTCTGACACCTATTATCAACTGAAGAAACGGAACCGCCCGGCGTGGCTGTTTCAGGCGGCGATGGCCGTTCCTGCCATGCTGCTTATGCCGGTGTGGATTGAATGCTCATCGGAGAACCTGCAATGTTTGGCATTTCTTGCTTGCGGTGGGCTGATGTTCGTCGGGACAGCCCCGCTGTTCAAGGAGGAATTTCAGAGCAAAGTACATTATGCAGGGACAGTAATAGCCGGATTAGCTACAATTCTTTGGGTTTGTCTCTCCGGTATGTGGTACTTGCCTGCGGTTGCTTTCCCGATAGCCGTTGTTATCATGTTGAGATACCGGAAATGGCTGTTCTGGGCGGAGATGGCAGCGTTTGCTTGTGCTTATGTGGGGGTGCTTATAATTTGTATCGATTGTTAAACCGGGAGAAATGGAAATGAATGATTGGATTATGTTGGTGACCGCACTCGGTGGCATCGAGGGCATCAAGCAGCTTGTTAAGTGGTGGATGTCGCGCAAGACCAATGCGCGTATTGAGGACGCGCATGCTGATGTCGAGGAGTTCAAGGCATTACGGGAGTACAACGAGTTCCTGCAGAAGCAGCTTTCGGAGAAGGAACAGCGATTTGTGGAGCAGACAGACCGGCTCCGTAAGGTGCAGGATGAGTTGTTTACACTGAAGGAGGCTAATTCTGACCTGAAACTGGAACTGGCACTGAAACGGTGTGAGAGGAAGAAATGCGGTGACAGAGAACCGCAAAACGGCTACTGATTCGCGGAAAGGAAGGTGTTTCACAACGGCTCCCTTTCCCTTAATACTACACAACTTAAAGTTTAAACAAAGGCGTTTGCAAATATATTGTATTTTTATGTAAAACCAAAAATCAAGGAGGAAAATAAGAATGGCGAATGTGTATAAATTAGCGCCTTGGATTCTCAAATGGGAAGGCGGTTTCGTGAATGACCCGGCAGACCTTGGAGGTGCAACGAATATGGGTGTGACTATCGGCACGTGGAAGTCATGCGGCTATGACAAGGACGGTGACGGTGATATAGACGTGGATGACCTGCGTCTGCTTACCCGTGAGGATGTCGTTAACCGGGTGCTCAAGCCGCATTATTGGGATAGATGGAAGGCAGATTTGATAACGAGCCAGTCCGTAGCAAATATCCTTGTCGATTGGGTGTGGGCATCGGGTGCACACGGAATAAAGATACCTCAACGCTTGCTTGGTGTTACTGTGGATGGAATAGTAGGTCCTAAGACACTCGCTGCGGTGAATGCCAGGAACCCGCGTGAGTTGTTCGACATGATTAAGATTGCACGGTTCGATTTCATCGAGGATATATGCCGCTCTCGTCCGGCGAACAATAAATTCAAACGGGGGTGGATGAATCGGATTAACGATTTAAGGTTTGAGGAATGAAAAAGTTACTGTGGATATTGGTTGTATTGCTTGCTTGTGTGGCGGCTTGGTTTCGTCCGCACGAGCCTTTGTCGGCAGAAATACGTACCGAGACGAAGATAAAGACGGTTGTCAAGGTAGATACGATGCTTATCTCTGCACCGATGGCTGTGTTCTGGCGTTTCGTGCCAGATGATACGACACGGATAGGTGATACCTTGCTTCATCGTAAGCAAGTGGTATATAGAGACAGCTCGTATCGGGCTGTGGTAAGTGGATATGTAGACCCTCGGCTGGATAGTTTACAGGTATTTCCTAAGACTGTGTATCAGACGGTGACGAATGATATTTACCATCCGGTGGTTGTCAAGTCGAAGAAGAAGCGTTGGGGATTAGGGTTGCAGGCTGGATATGGTTATCCGGGTGGTTTTTATGTTGGCGGTGGTATAAGTTATGATTTATTTCAGTGGTAATATTATGTGAATCTCTTTATTTGAAAATTTTGTTTTATATCTTAAACTTAGTTATATTTGCACTATATAATTAGTGCTATGGCTAAAGAAATAAATACAGCTATCTTAAAATTAAGGAAAAGGTCAGAGAAATATTCTACGGAACAATTGGTAAATACTTTTGTTGATGTCGGCTCTTTGTTTACTCAATTAATGAATAATGACCATCAAATTTTATATGGCCGACGCGGGACAGGTAAGACGCATGTTCTTAAATATTTATGCTCGAAAATAGAAAATGAAGGTAGTTATCCTATTTATATTGATTTACGTTTAGTAGGTTCTACAGGCGGTTTATATTCAGATAGAACTATTCCTGTCTCGGAAAGAGCGACAAGACTGCTTATTGATGTGTTCTCAGTTATTCATGATCAGATATTTGAATTCATTGCTGAAGACAATAGAGAAGATGTACATATGGGAACTATGGGACCTTTATTGGAGGAATTAGCAACTTCTATCTCAGAAATAAAAATAAGCGGTGAAATTACTAAAGAAAATTTGGTTGAATCAAATATTAAAAACTCTAACAATGTCGCACTAACTTTGGGAACAGCTCCAAATATTGGTTTTACAAAAGATTGTTGTATTGGGGAAAAAATAGGAGAAAAAACAGTAAATACTGGCTTCGAAAATCATAGAGTACACTTTCCTTCTATTAGGGTCATTATGTCTAAAATACTTAACTTGATAGCTCCTCATGAGTTTTGGATTGTATTAGACGAATGGGCTGAAATACCTGTTGAATTACAACCTTTTTTAGGTGATTTATTGAGGCGTTGTTTATTTCCTATTTATGGTGTAACAGTAAAAATAGGAGCGATAGAACAGAGGGCACTGAAAAAGCCCTCCCTTCCTTTTTAAGAGAAAATATCTGCACATGCC